ATGTCGGTCAAGCTTGAAATCGTCACTGACTGGGCGACAAGCTGGGAAAACGATCAGATGCAGCTGATAAAGCAGCTCGAAGCTGCGATACGAAGCAACGATTTTGATGCTTTGTGCATCGCAACCGGTCAGCTGAAAGCGGTCACGCAGAAGCGTTTTGAGGGATTTGCCAGCATCATTGAGGATCTGCGATTGCCGACAGAATAAAAAATCCGCCCCTGGAAACAACCAGGAGCGGACGGAACCGAAGGACCTTAGAACTTTGTATTAAAGCCCAGCGTGATGCTGGGTTTTCCGTTTTTGATCGTCAGTGATCCGGCGGTATTGCCCCTGCCGAAGTCAACGCCGAATTCCGGTTTCTCGCCCCTGGCGACCCTGACGCGGGCGATTGCGTTCTTGAGTTTGACGCCGACAGCTGCTTCGTCGGCCCCGGCTCGCAAGACTACTGAACCGGGGCGGGCTGAGGGTTTGAAAGCTTTTCCTGCACTTTGTTCATGCTTTCTGCAAGCTTTTCGGCCTGTTTCACGCCATCAGGTGAAAGCTCCGCGCCCGTTTTGGCCTTGAAGATAGATTTCACGCTGTTGATCAGCTCGATCATCTTTCCGATGCCCTTTACCGGCAAAGTGCCGGCAAGGTATTGCCGCTCGATTTCGGCGTAAATGTCGGGCACTGATTCAGCCAGGAATTCATTTTCCATAATCCGGGCCTTGAGCGCTTCGGCCTGGTTCATTTTTTCCAGCACTGCATCATCAAAGGTGGTTGCTGTTTTGCCGGCACTACCCTTGAGATACGTTTTGATGCCGTCCCAGATTTTGGCCCAGAGAGGCCAGAGAGCCACGATGATTGCCACGTAACCGAGATACTTTTCCATGTGTTTGCTCCTATGTTTGGTTGCTCCACGGGCCACAATGCCCGCATTTCAAGACGTTATTACCTAAATTCCAGACCGAACCGCCGCACCACGGGCACGCCGACAAGCCGCGCAAGTCTAAGTCTATCGGCCTCTTTGGCGGCTTCAGCCACACGCCCCCACCGCTCAAATCGTTCTCCGATCTGGCAGACGGCCCTGACGGCTTCTGATGTTTCGATTTCTTTTTTGTCAATGGTTTTATCCATGGCTCAGATGTAGAAATGCGGCTGGTCTTTGAACTTCTTGTAGTTGCCGCCCCACTTCAGGCCGACCCGTTCGGCGACCTGGCCCATGATTTTCCACAGTTCCGGATCGTTCCAGATGACTTCTTTTCGGCTGTTCAGGATGCGCTGTGGGGCCGCGTCGAAAGCTTTTGCAGCTGGCTTGCCGTCAAGGGTGAAGTTATGGTCACTTTTGCCGCCCGGCAGCTTCGTAACAATCTTGCCCGGCTTCGTCCGGCCCAAGGCGTAAAGATCATCCTGTTCGGCGGCTGATCGATACGTGCAGTAGATCAGCACATCGATGCCTTCCGCTTTGCATTCAGCGACAAAGTCCCGGGCCTTGGGTTGCAGATCCGGATGCAGATCTTCGATTTTTCGACTGGCCATATTATTTTGCTCCCTCCTGTGCGATTGAAATCAAGGATTTATCAGGGTTTCGATACTGATAAATCGCGCCACCGATGATGCCGCCGACAAAGATGCAGAGCATCAAGATTTTCACCAAATTTTTGTAGTCGGTCTCAGCAGCCACAACCGCGGTCGTAACTGCTGCTTTTTTGCCGCAGATCACGCCGTTCTGTTTCTGACATGCTTCGATCTGTCGCCGCGTTCGCCTTGCAACCCGGCCGGGCAACAAGCGCAGCGTTTCCCTGACTTCTCTCTGGAAGTCTTTATCATGGCTCTTTTCGGCCTCAAGCGTTGCAAGTCGTTCTTCTGCGGTTGGTGACATATTGATACCTTGTATTGGTTTTGCGCCATACAACACGGCGGCGCTATGCTTCCTGCATGATGGCTTCAAAAGCCGCTTTGACGTGATTATCAGCCGTTTTTTCGATTTCTTCAGCGGTAAATTCCGGGATATCAGTCTGTTTTTTCTGCCTTTCCGGCAGATTCAGAGCGGCCCGCAGTTCAGCGAGTTCGGCAGCCTGATCGTCAACGATTTCGGCGAGCTCTTGAATTGCCCGCAGAGCTACGCCGATCTGATCGCCAAGGCAGACCGTATCTTCTGATTCCCCATTGACCCCGAAGGCTTTATTGAATTCGCCGGCGAAGCATCCGATATATTTGGGGGCCCTATAATCCTCAACATCATATTCCTCGCTGGGCTGGAATGACGCTATGACGGCGTTTTTGTCTCTGATGTTATTAACGATCTCGCCTTCAAATCTTTTCCTCTCAAGCGCTGCACTGTCCAGCTTAAAGCTGGCTATCTTGATACTTTTCAGCTTGCTCAGCGCGTTGATATCATTGATGTCGCGCTTAACGGCGCGATCAGAATACGTCGTGAAATTCCCAGTGGCATTGATTTTGCCGTTGGTGTGTATGCCGTATTCGGTTGCCCCGCCCACGATCACGGCAACAGGAATATATTGCACATTTGACTGGGGCGTTGTGCCGCTGTGCGGGTTTGGCTGCGCCGAAATGACCACCTCACGCGCTATACCGTTATTGCTTACCGCTAGGCGCATTTCGGGAGTCAACACTGTGCCACCAGACGCAGAAACGCCGCCGTGAATGATTTCTAATAAAGTTTCATTCGCTGATGTCGACACGCTCCCGCTCACCCATGCCTGCCCGTGCACGGCCGTTTTCCCGCCTGTAACCTTTTGTGCAAGCGTGGTCAGTGGATAAGACACGCCGCCGACATTAAAAATTGTAATGTCGAACGCATACTGGCCTAGATACCCGTCTTTCATTTTGACCGTGCCGTCGTGTTCAACGTAGAAATTTTCATTCCCGGCCCAGAAAGCCTTTTTTGACGGGTCTGTGCTGATACCGATAGCCGTTGACCCGCTGCCGGAAGTCATGTCTGTCACGTTGAAAGAAAAGCCTGATAGCTGCCCGGTTTTGGCTGCAGCGTTGAGTGAAAACACCGGAGCAGCAGAGCCGCCGACTGTGAAGTTCCCGTTGTCGAGGTCGAGCAAGCTGCCGGCAGTCGTGTCGTAGTTGGTTGATTTCAACTGGCCGGCGACAACACGGTCAGCTGTCATTGTGCCGCTTTCCGGGTTTATGCCGATCATGTGCAAGGTCTTGATTTCCGCGTCATTTAAAACCCGCGAAAACATGACTGGTTCGGCGATCTGTCCATCAAAGTAGTAACCGCCATATCCGGTAGACCATCGCCCCATTACGCCGTTTGCGGCGGTAAATACAGCAGTTGCGTCAAATGCGGCAGTGCTACCAATAAACACCCCGTCGATGTAAAGTGAAATGACGCGGGTCGCTGTATTCAGGGTAGCAGTATAAGTGTGCCAGCTGGTAGTATCCAGTGTCACTGCGATGTCTTTGAATTGATAGCCTCCAGACGACCTGCCAACAACAAATCTCATTGCACTTGCTGACGATGGGACCATATTCCAGCCAGTATTGCTGCCGTTAAAAGTCGATAAAAAGGCAGACCACTGGCTTGTAAAAGAATCAATTTTTGCCCGCACAGATTTGGTCAGAACCGTTAAGCCCAGCGCGGCGCTGGTGATGGCATAGTCATTTATTCCGTCAAGGTCAAATGCTCGACCGAAAACTGTATCCACAATGCCGATGCCGCCATACGCAGTCGCGTGTTGGTTTCGGCCAGAAACGTCTTTTACACCATTTGCAATCGCAATAGTTGCTGTAGTAGCTCCCTTTGCCGACCAATTTAAGGCCGCGCCGGCCGGGGCTTTTATCGCGCTGGCATTGATTGATTGTGCATAAATGCTGTCGGTGAATATTTTTGCGCCATCGATATATGTCAGATTATTAGCGACTGCCCATGACAAAATAGCTGCATCAAGCGCATCTTGTATGTCTCTGCCGGTTTTGGGCGGCACAAATGCCTGTGTTCCGACAATAGCGCCTTCGTTCGACGGCGAAGCAAAAGTCAGCAGCACGATGTCTGTTGAAATAGCCCATGCCCAGGTTCCAAGAACTGCAGTTGCATCGGCAGCAGCGTATTTCCAACCCATCGAAGCTGTATCAAACCAAACAATATACTTTGTGCCGCTGCGCTGGACAGCATAAAGCGGGATATTATAAGGGCAGATGGCCCCCGGATTTATCATTCCCTTTGCCACGGTGATTTTTGCACCATTCCACGTCACCCAGCCGTCTACGTCTGCGGCAGCGCCGGTTGCCGAATCAAATCCGTGCAAATACAATTCGCCAGGATTCGCATCAATAAAACTAGAATAGTTAACTTTTACCCCAAGCCCGGTCGTTGCCAGATTTCCGGCTTTTGTGCTTGCCGTTGCAGCCGACGATGCGGCAGCTGATGCTGCAGACGATGCGGCATCAGCTGCGCTTTGTGCCGCATCGGCCAGCGCTTTTGCCTTGGCCGCAATCGCATTCAGTAACGCGGTTCTGGCGTCATAATAAGCTTTCCATGTGCTGCGGAAAGTAGCCCCGACAATGGTAGTTGTTGTGCCGAGATTGGCGTCAGAAATCCATGACGGGATACCCGATGACCACGTCGTGCCGGCGTTTAGATAATTTGCCAAAGCTTGAAAAGCGTTATTGTAAGTCGTATCTTCGGTCGCAATGCCAAAAGCAGCTGCTTGTGCTCTAATTCCGGCTTTTTCAGCGGCAATAATATCCCATTCCTGACGGGTGTCCTGCTTTTCAAGCGGCGTAAGCTTGTTGTCAGCCGCGATGTCGGCAAGCAGGTTGTTAGCAGTATTGGCTGATGATTGCGCATTATTCGCCGATGCCTGTGCGGCGGCAGCTGCCATACCTGCAGTGTTTGCCGTGCTTTGCGCAGCAGCTGCATCAGTTAGTGCGGTGTTGGCGGTTGTATATGCATCGTTGATTTTGGTTTGTGCCGACGATTCAAGGCCGGTGATTGCCAGCGTGCCGGCTTCGACTTTACCACCATGCAGGCTTTTTATGTGCGCATTTTCGACAACCAGGTCGGCAATCTGTGCCGCAACGGTAATAACGGCTTCTTCGACCGTCAGATGCTGGCCTAAAATTGCACCATTTTGGATCAGCGTAGACGGAGTGCATTCTTCGAGTCTGAAATCTTGCAATTCATAACCAGCGCCTGCGGCTGTGTTGTAGTCCATCATCCCGCCAATGCGAACAAACGCTGTGCCAGCGGGAAATTGAAACTGCCCTTTCGGGCCGATAGTTGCGTTATATTCTGTCCATGTAGTGCCCGGGGCAATGTTAGACATTAGATAATGCCCGGCGTTTGAGCTTAAAACGGCCTTAGAATTATCATATTCTCTTGCCGACAAATAAATGCTGCCATTCGTGGCCGCATCGCGCTTTCTGGCAAGACAATGCAGTCGATAGGTTTTTGATAAATCAATCGGCGTATGACGCTTTTGGACGAAATTATTGGCATTCGGGCTGGCGCTTCCGTTTCCGCGCATGACTCCGGTGCCGACTTTACCATCAGATATGGTCGCCAGCGTCCAGCCCGTGTATGTTTCAAAGCCATCCATGGTTTCCCACGCGCTTGCGTCCATAAATCCGGGGTCATCATTTAATGCAGCGCCGGGAGCGCCCACAAGTAGCTTTTCCATGGTCACTGCTTTGGCGGCAATGGCGCGAGCTACAACACTGTCGCTTGCAAAATGTCGCGACACGAGCTCGTAAGTGCCAATGAAATCGGCAGATATTCGCGCAAAAACAGCGTCGTCAGGAAACATGTGATACGCCTTGACTTCCGATGGCGTTAAAGCGCGGTTGTAATACCGGAAATTGAAGCATTCAAACTTACCGAAATACGGCGCATCATTGGGATTTCTGCCAATATAAAATGAACCGGTCCACCCAGGCCAAGAAAGTCCAGCGCAAGCCAAGCTTGCGGCTTGGAGACCGTCTTTAAGTATTTTAATTGTTGTGCCGTCGGCGATGAATGCAAATGTGTGCCATTCGTTGTCAAAATGCGAATACGGGTCTACAACTGAAACCGTTGACCCCGCGCCGTTACGAACTGCAAATAACATTTTCCCGTCTGGATAAGCATAAGCAACGGGTAAATATTGGCTTGCCCAGTAGCCGTTCAACGTCATCCCGGGAGCCAATCCGGCCGTTCTTATGCGCATCAAAACTGTAAATGCGGCTGCGCCGCGAAATGGTGCGGCTGCGAATTGAAGAGTGTCGTTTGCCCCGTCAAAACTGAATGCCCGGCCGATTTCCGTGTCAATCACCGACACGCCGCCATCGCTGATACCATTGTTGCCGTTGCCGGTTGTATCGACTACGCCGCCAACTACCGAGATGCTGGCGGTTGTGCAGCCCTTTGCGCTCCAGGCGGCGACCGCGCCGCCGGCTTGCTTCAGGGCGGCATTCGACAGGGCGGCGGCATCAACTACGCCCTGAGCAAAAAGGCGGGATTCGCTCAGGATTTGGTCGGCAAGGTCGGAGGTCTGGACGAAAGTGATGAAAGTTGATTTGCTGGCCGAAAAGCCGCTGGGGTTTTTCCAGGTGTCGTATGCCTTGGCCCAGTAATAATAGGTCATCCCGTAGGCGGTTTCTGTGTCTTGAAAAGTGGCAATCCCCTGAGCGCCGTCTATTTTACCGATCGATTGCGCTGCGGCGCTATTGTTTGATGTGTGCCGGAAAATCTCGAAGCCGGCCATGTCGCTGGGGTATGGCGACAAAACACATTTGATCGTGACCGTTTTTAGATAACTGCTGACGGTGATCGACGGTGCGCCGGGCGGGATGTCGTCGCCCTGGACTGTGATTGTGCCGGTTATGTAGTCGCTTTTGCCGTTGGCGCTGACCATTCTGATACGAACAGCGTAGGGCTGGCCGGGTTCGACACCGGGGATTTCGAAGTTTTCGCCGCGCATGAAACCCAGGTCAGTCCAGCTCAAAATCGGCAAAATGCCCTGAGCGTATTCGATCGTTGCGGCTAGATAACCGCCGGCCGGCGGTGAAAATGAGCCCTTCAAAACAACGATGTTCGTTCCGTCGGGCCCGGGCCTGACCTCTGACGACAGCGTGAGGCCGGATGCCTGCCCGGGGTTGATAGTCGCCACAACCGGCAATTCTTCCGTCCAGTTTATTTTTGTGCCCGTGCCGCCGACCACAAAAGAATTAACGTCACATTTTTCAGCCTCGATGGTATAAACATGGTCTGTGATTTTCAGTTTTGAGATCTGGTACAGACCTGCAATACCTTTTTCCGGGCGATCAATTGTAATAACAGAGCCTTTTTTGGCTTCGGTCGGCAAGTCGTCTGTTTCGAATAAAACTTTTTCAGCGGCAATCAAAGAGCGTTTGCAGGTATATTCGACAATGGCCTGGGCTGTCGCGCCATCATTTATCAGATATGACTGGCCATAAAATTTCTGTTCGCCGATCTTATCGATCGAAGCACTGTTCTGATACTGCGCTTTCTGCATGAAAACGCCAGTTATTGGGTTGTATCCGTAATCAAGCTCTCCCAAATTGTAGACACGGCCGGTGAATGCGCCTTTGCCATGATTCAACAGGCGCATATTGTTAATGGTGTATGTTTTAATGCTTGATGCGGGGGCGTCTACAAACAGACTTCTGAGGCCGTTGGAGCTAATCGAATAAGTGCCGCGAATCGCTAAACAGATCTGTCTGATCCAGCTCATAGCGATCTGCTTGAAATAAAAAACGCCGTCTAATTTCAACCCGGCAGCATCAACTGCGCTGATTGCAGCATTAATCGAATCTGTATTAATGTCGCTGTCAGCAATGCCCAGTCCCCAGCCGCTGGCTCCTATTGTTGGAGTTTTCATTATCCAATACAGCGCCCTGGCCCCGTTTCGGCATTCTTCGATTGTGTGGGTGCCGAATTTCAGTCCGACAAGCTCGGCACCAAGCTCAACATAGGTGCCGTCATCGTTTTTCCGCAGAGTCTCGTCGGTGATCTGTATATAGACCATGCCCGGGTAATTCGCTTGCGAGGGCGACCCGGTGAATGTGGCGTAACCACGGGAATTTGCTTCAGCGACAGAAAGAGTTTCGCCGCCAACGCGAACCCCTACGAACTTATGAATTTCACCGACACAAAAAGCATAAATCCCTTCTTCGGTGTTGACGAGCAGGCCTTTTAGCCGCAACGGATTAGCATCGTTGCCGCCGACCACCATCGGCAGGGTCGCATTAATAGCAGACCAGTGAAGATTTTCATCGATTGTATAAATCCGGTTGATTTCGTCCGGAAAATAAAACTTCAGTTCTGGGGCTGTTTTCTCGGTGGCTTCAACATTTAAAATCCAGTTTTCATCGTTGTTAAAGGCGGTCACCTTCCCGGCCCATGATCTGCCGTTGTTTGCAGTAATCATCACGTCCGCTGACCACAGATCAATGTCGTAAGGAATAAAGGCGTCATCGTTACGCAGACTTAGCTGGATTGTCACCGGCGCAGTTCCAAGGGCGTCGAATTGCTCTTCCAAAGCCAGTTCGTTGAGCAACCGATTATGATAAGAGCCTTCGTTGCTGACCGCCATTGTTTGATCAGCAACCAGGAATACGTTTTCGCCGGATGTTATTCTTACTTTCATACGTATTCCTCCAGCACTTCAGTTCTTGCCTGATCGTTGATATTGCGGGTGATGCCTTTGCGACCAATCGGCTTATAAACAAGATAGGAATCAGCAACGTCAGCCAGATCGGTGCAAATAATGCCCAATTCCCAGCCTTTCAGCGGTCTGGCATCCATGCCCGGCTTGCTGTCCTGAAGCGATAATGTAAAAACATGCCTTTCCCGGCCTTTGTTCTGGCGACGATACCCGCCCGAATCTGGTCGAAAAATGCTGACCGGTGTTTCAATCTGAAATTCCCAGGCGGCAACTTTCAAAGTCAAAGCTGTCCCGATGATTACATTTCCAAGAGTTGGCACTGTTTCAGCATCAAGCAGTGCCTGCACTGGTATCAAAATGCTGGCATAGCGATAATTTACCGGCGAAAAATCGAAAAAGCCTTTGCAAATGTTGATGTCATCGCTTGCAAAAGTGACATCTTTGCTCAGGGCCGGAGATGTCCATGAGTTCGAGCTATTTGCCTGCAAAGTGCAGTTAAGGAAATTGGCGTTATTAATCCAAATATGCGGAATTTCGACCGCTGCGCCCAGATCCATCGTAAGTCGCACGGCAGCAGAAAAAGCGCCCGCTTTCCAAATTATGCCCGGGTCATAATTCAACAGGTTTGATGCGGGGAAATAAGCATCAGAACTGCTTGCGGTGATGCTACTGATGATTCGCATATTTTTATCGGTAATCAGCTTCATTTTTCACCCCACAAAACCATTCCCTGATTTCGCGCTTCGGCGCCTTTCAATGCCGAAACAACAGCTGGATTGTCAGAGTTCTGCCTGATCAGCTCATCGTAAGCAATGTCGCGATTCCCGCCGGTTAGAACATAAATTTTTGTTCCCGCCTGGGCGATTTCACCGTAAATGTTCAAAGCTGACGCCATTTTGTCCCTGCTGCGTGCGGCAGCTTCCAGCTCTTTTTGCTTGATAGCTTCTTTTGCTGCCTGTTCAGCGATCAGGGTGTCGAGTTCCGCTTTGTGATACGCCTCCCTTGCGGCTTCATAGTTAGACAAAGCTGCGGCCTGTTCTTCAAAAGTTCTCGTTGCATCATTAAAGATTGCCGCTTGGCGCTCCATCACCTCTTCAATGGCGCTTGTCTGTTTTTTCAAATAATCAAGGTATGCCTCAGCGTAGTCATCAGAGCCAGTCACGCGAAGCTTTTCAAGCTCAAATTTTGCATCACTGGCCTCTTTGACCATGTCGAGCAACCCCGGCGAAGCCTTCCGGTCGGCGAAGTCGTTTTGTAGCTTTTCGAAAGCATCGTAATATTCATCTCTGGAAAGCTCGCCGACGTTCGCTGAATAGCCATCAGCGCCCGGCAGTGGAGTGCCGCGAACCGGCGAAAAAATGCCATTTCCAGAAAACGATTGCTCAGAATACTGGTTGGACATATAGATATTGTCCAGCCATGGAGCATATTTCGAAAAACCAGAAGCTGCGGCGGTGAAGCGATCGGCGGTTGCCTGCCCCAGCTCTCTCACCATTTCGGCCAGGGTCGATTCGATTTCCCTGGTGATCACGGTCAAATTCTGGCCCTCATTGACAGAGCCGTCAGACCATCTCAGATCCTGCTGGCCAAAATAAACACTCGTGAGCGATTCTTTATAGGCGTCCACCTTCGCCTGCAGGGCACTGTATTCATAACCTTTAGCAGCCTGCAGGTTAATCCAGGCTTCCTGATTTTCGCTGAAAGTTTCAGCCGCTTTCACGGCATCAGTCAGCTTTTTCAGGGCTGCGCTTGCGCCGTTGTCGATCATGGCATAAGTTCTGGTTCTGTCGGATGTCCAGCCGTTCCCGGAATCGTTCCAGGTGTAACCGGTCTGTGTGCCGGAATAGCCAAGACGGGCGTTTGCTATGGCATCTTTCATCGCCCTGGTGGCGAAAACAGACGTGATTTCAGAGACAAAGCTGTCAACGTATTCCTGGCCCATGCGGCTTTTCAGGTCTGCTGCCTGCTGAATCGCTTCTTTGCCGTGCTCTTCCCTGCCGCCGAAGAATCGACCAGGACGGGTCAGAACTTGAGTCGCTGCGTTTACGGCAAGATTGACGCCCAGGTTACCCCAGTTAATCGCGCCTTCTGCATTCATAACCGGATTCGACTGGGAAACAGATTTTGAAATGACATTGCTGATGATGCTGCCAAGCGTCAGTTCAAGATTGCTGAAATCCGCATTGGCAAAACCGGCCTGTACAGCTTCGGCAATAGTTTTTGCAAGCGGGGCTTCAGTTTCCTTGATTGCATTTTTGATTTCTTTGCCCTGGGCTGACCAAAGCCCGCCAGAAACGAAATTCATCATTCCGGCCATGGCATTGTCTGGGGTCAGGCCTCTTAAATCACTGGCTGCATTAGTGCCGGAATTTCTAAGCATCGAAAGCCAGTTTTCGTTGTATTCATCAACTTTTTTCAGCTTTTCATACAGTTTGCCGGCTTCGGTTGTGCCATTCTGCAAGCCAACAGCAAAGCCGCCGGCCGCTGCAGTCATCTGGGTTAATAAATCTTGAGCATCTTTCAGGGAAGTTATTGTTTTGGTGCCAAACCCGTTTAAAAAAGCAGTAGAGACTTCTGTTGTCGCTTTTTCGGTTGCTTCTATTGCCTTCGTTAAACGATTCTGGGCCTCGGTAAGTTCATTTTTTCTCTGCTTTTCGGCTTCTTCAGCAAGCCTTTTCTTTTCGGCTTCTTCGGCCTCTGCTGCTTCTCTGGATTTTATAGTCTTTACTGCATTAGTTGCCGCTTCCAGATCTTCTTGTTTTTGCTCAACAGTTTGTTTAATTCTCTCTTTTTGGACCGCCAAAGCTTTTAGTTCAAGCTCGATCCTGTTTTGTGCAATCTTTATCGACTGGTCAGAATCGTCATCCCAATCCAACTCAACGCCTGCTTTTGCCAAAGCAGAGCGCATAGAGCCAAATCCTTTAAACCTTGAATCTTCGATTTCTTTGTTGATGCCATTAAGCTCGGATTCTCTTGTCGAAATTGCAGCAAGTTGCCCTGCTTTACCTTGGAACTTAAAGCCTTCTTGGGCTTTATCAAGAACACCAAGCCATTCACGCCAATAGTCGATAGAAGTTTGAAGAGCCGGAATTAAATCTTTGTTAAGCCATTCGACAGTTGGCACAAAAACATCAGTTAGGGCTTCTCCGAGCTGTAATTTTACGTTTTTAACAGATGTATCCAGCTGGTCAAACTTATCTGCTGCCGTGTCGCCATTATCGTTTAAAATTTTTACTCGGTCAGAAGTTTGAGCTAAAACATCTCTAAGCAGTTCGCCGCGTTTTTGCAAAAGGGTGCCTGCGTCCGACGCTCTTTTAAAGCTTTCCGGCAAAAGACCCATGCTAATTAATGCCTTGCCGTTGCCTTCGCTGATTGCCCTTGCAATCTGCTCAAAGGTTTGTTCTGTTGTTTGCCCAAAATCTCCGCTCAATGCTTCTGAAACGGCCCAAAGCTTGCCAAGATCGTCAACGTCTCTTGTCACTCCAAGTTTCAGCGCTTTGTGAGTTTGCTGCAAGAGCGTAAGATCGTTTACAACTCCGTTGCTGCCACTACGAACGGCTTTCGCCAGCTTTTCATAAGAAATTCCGGCTTGAGCCGCTGTTAGCTGAAGGTTGTGTCTCATATCTGCAAGCTGAGCACCTTCCCTGGCCATATCAAAAGCGGTCTTTGTTCCAGCCGTAAAAGCGGCAAAAGAAAGCGCTGTTCTAGCCAAAGCAGCGTCCATCAAACCAGTTTCTTTTTCGAGTGTTTTGCCAGTTTTACTAGTTTGATTATCAACATCCTGCATGCCTTTTTTTACGGCCTGCAGAATTTGTTCGCTTCGACCGGCATCGGTTTCGATGATGATTTTAGTCTTTTGTTCCATTTTTTCTTGTTTCCGCTTCTTTTTTCAGATCGTTAAAAACGGCCAGGCGCTCTTCTCTGGTTGTTGCTTGTTGCGTTGGGGCAGGTCTTGATGCTGATTTTTTCCCACGTAAAACAGCAAAAAGAAATTCATCGACAATCGGGATCTTTGCGATCTGGTTGATAGCCGGAACATACTCGTTCCAGTAATCCCAGCCTTGAATTGCTTGCGGGCGAATATGCCAGGCCCGGGAAATCCGCATCAGCATCTGATTCTGAAATTCATCATCCTGCTGATGCGGCTTAACTTTTCCCGTCAGGCCGTCAACTTTGGGTCATGTACCGGGCTCAAGCGCGGGTCGGTTACTTTGCGGTCAAGCCAGATTCTGTTCAGCAGCTGCATCTGATCAATATCAAAAGCTGCTTCAATTTCATCGCGCGTGAATTCCCGCTTTTCGGGGTCAGGATTCAACACGATTTCGCCGAGAGCATAGTGTGATCGATCTTTGTTGCTTTCGTTGTGAAATTCTTTAAAACAGTCTGCCTGGTATTTCGTGAAGCGAAGCTGACCTTCTTTGACTGTCCCGTCCGGAAACCTGGTTTTGTAAAAAATAGTATTCAATGGCCCTGCAGTAAGCCAGTTACCTGATTGCATGCTGTTCTCCTTATTTGAACGTGAGGGTGAATTCATCTTCGGTGGTAGTTTCAAGCAGCTGGCCACCGAGATCATACATTTTGACTGAGTTTTCCCCGCTGAATTTTGGGGCATCCACGTTTGCCTTGCTGGCAGAAAACATGAAAATGTTCCCGGCCTGAGTTCCGTGTGTGAAAGCCATGTCGATTGTGCCGCTGTTGATGTAATCGGCCCAGAAGCTTCTTGACGATTCAAGAACCGCTTCGATTTTTGCATTCCAGAGAGGATCGCGGGCCGGAATGCAGAATGGCTCGATTCCGTCAGCGGCGTTGACGTTCGGCCGCGCAACAAGGGTGTTGCCGGTTACAAAGCCGAAGTTTCTGATGACGGCATCGTCATAAGTGTCAAAATTGAGACCGTAGCTTTTGCATTCGATGGCATTTACCGTGTCAGCTGCCACAACGGGGTTAGCTTCGTCGCCGGCCGAAAGAAATTTTCCCTGCATCGAAAAATTCAGTGCGCCATATTCTCCGGCAGCAGCATTGCAGGAAAGCTCGCCCATGCAACCAACAGCCTTCACTACAAGACCGTCAATATAAACAAAAATGGTGCAGGATTTCATATCTGCATCAGCATTGAGCGGGGTATATTCAACCTTTTCCTGCCCTTCGGTCGTTGTGATCGTTTCTTTCAAGGCGCAAGCCTGAAGCAACGGCGAGATTTTGGGCGGGGTTTTTGCATCGCCAGAGCCTTTAATCAAGGCTGGAATTGTGACGCGCACAATCTTGTTGATGAATTTGCGAGGTTGCGTGCGAATCGAATTTCTGACGGTGGGGTCATCGAGCTGTTTGCCGTCAACGCTGATATCGACAATACCGCAAGAAATGGCGTTTGCAGCAACGGGAGCAGCATTTACGCCGCGTTCTGTTTCGGTTTTAACAAGAACGACCTGGTTACGTTCAAAAAGCATTTTTTTTCGCTCCTTATGGCAGTTTTGATGGGATTTCTATGAGATAAGCCAGTTCGGCTTTGGCAAATGGGTAAATAACCTTGTCTGATTCGCCGTCCAGCGGTGTGATTGCTATGCCGTTAATTTGCAAAACCGGGATTGTAGCTTCTTCGACAAGCGAAATGAAAGTATCAATCAACTCGACCGCTTCCAGAACAAGCACATCAGTTTCAGGCACATCTGGAACTTCTGATTCAGGAACGCGGTTGTTGATGCAATACGCATAGGCCCGAATGGTCAGATTATGGCTTCGTTTGCTCATCTGCCTGGTGCGCGATCTGGACCCGGGGATAATATGAATTTCAATGTCACCGACATTCAATTCCGGCGGATCTTCTTCGTCATCGCCGATTACGATTCTCGGCTTTTTTTCGAATTCAGCATTGCACCAGGCGTTAAGGGCTGCATCCGATCGGTATGATCGAATCAACTCGGAAAACAAGGTTTTAAGATTGGTGATGACTTGGTTCATTTTTTATTCCAGCGGCGCAATGCCCGGCCCAGGTTGTAGTGGAATCTGCTTTCGAAAAACGACACGATCTGGTTTTTGATCTTTTCGTAAACACGCGCAAACAGTGGTCTTCCTGGTATTGTGCCGGAGGTGGTTGTTTGCTTGAGGTGGATCCCCACGGTATGAAGAAATTTGCGAAATGGATCAGAAATTTTTACCGTGCCGCCCTCTTCCATCTTTTTATTCAGGCCTCTGGTTGTGACCACGGCAGTTCCTGATCGCTTGAGAACATGCGTTACAAATTTGCTTTTACCCCACGGTTTTTTGTGGCCAAGAGCGCGGGAGATTCTGCCAAGAGGCGTCAATCCTTCAGATGAAGCTCTGGCCCGTCGAAGCTCTCTTTCCACCATTTTTCCGGTGTCGCGAACTGAAGCAACCCTGGCACTACGGCCTTCGGTTGTCATTGTGGCCAGCGTCATTACAGTTTCGCTGACCCCTTCAGTTCTAAGCTTCATTTTCATCGCGGGCGGGTCTCCGTGTAGGCTTTAACGATCCAGGCGGTTTTGTTTTCGTTGATCAAACTGTCGATTATCCAGACCTTGCCGCCGGCTCTGGTGATGGTGTCGTGTGGCTTTGGCTGCTGGAATATGGCTTTCGGCAGTAACGCAATAAGAGTTCTGACCGTGCCGCCAGACCAGCTGTTATTCGAATCGCCAGTTTCCAGAGCCGATATCCGGTCGGTTATTGGTGCGCCCCCGGCTTTGGGGGTAAAGGTGGCCAACTCAGCCGCCTCATCGAGGCTGAGGACATAAGCCAAGTCGGCCACCATCTGATCATTAATCGTGGTCATCGATACTGCAAAGTCATCGTTGCAACCGTGTCGGTTCCGCGACACCGGAAGTACACGTCGGGCTCTGTTGCAACGAACTTGTCGAGCACAAGAATTGTTGCGGTAGCGCAAAACAGTTCGGTGGTTGCTGTCGAAACAGTTGAATCGCCGAAATTGAAAGAGTTTGCGCTGATCGCCCAAACTTCATGGCATCCATCAGGGAGCGCCGGCAGCTTTACAGCGGCAGTTGAGCTGATTGAAAGAGTCTTTGTTCCGGCTTTAAAGCCAGAGTTTGAGCCAAGAACCCTTTCGTAAGGGGTGATTGCTTTTGCCGGCTGAAGAACGCCAACAAAGGCAATCAGAAAGATTGCGACCAGGGTTGTGAGAATAGCAATGCCGTTTCTGTTCATTTCTGATTCCTTTCTCAGCGGGTGCCGGTGATCAGTTTGCCAAGTTCAGCGCAAACAAGTTTTTCGCCCATGTAACCGCGACCGCGATAAACCGTAGATCTGATTTTTTCTTCGCGGTAAGATTCCATGACCAGCATGTCGGGCGATTCTTCTTCCCACAGGAAAGTTCTGCCGACACATGCTTCGCGCAGATTTTCAGGATTGTCGGCGGTTTTGGCAACCATAACCATTGCGCTCGGCCAGATGTCGGTGACGCTTGATGACCTTGGGTTTTTGCTGGTGTCTTTGACTTCACCGATAACAATGATTTTGGAGACGCCAAGATACTTTGCAACCATGGCAATCTGTTCGTCGCGCGACATGAGCTGCGGCACCAGAACGCCTTTGCACTGGTCGAGAAACGCAGCGCAGCTGAGAATGTCGTCAAAAGAAGTTTTGCTGAGAATGACCGAGTCAGCTTCAACGCCGGTTGTCTCGCGAATTTTTTTGGCCTGAGCTCTTACGTCAGAGCGGGGATCGCATTCGACTTTGTTATCCCATTTTTTGCCGGCGGCTGCAGTTTCAAAGCTTCCGGTATCGGTGAGAAGAGTGGTGCCGGCAATTTCATGCTTGCGAAGCATTTTGGCGCCGATCGCTTCAGTGATAACGATTTCTGCGTCGATGAGATTGCGGTACAGCTTTCTTTCGGTGTCATCGAGAGGCATTTCGAGACCGCGGTCTTCGGTCGAATAGTCCTTCATGACGAATTCGAGTTCGTCGCGTGCGTAGGCGGTTCTGGGGGCGCGGGCCATTTTTTCGGGAAGCTTCAGAAAGCCTTCTTTTTTGATGGCCGGGTATTCACCAGTTTTTTCCGGGGTTTTGAAGATGGGCAGCGCTCTGCGCATCTGAAACCCGAGCGGGTTAAACATGTATTCGTAGAGAACAAACCCCAGATCGGGGCGAATGATGGTTGAAGCAGAATCTGGTCTCATTTAAACACCTCTTTCTTAGTTGTTGACAGTGACAGTGACATTGCCAAGGCACGGAATCATTTCGATTTCGTCGCCATCAGCAAGAGCCGCTTCGACGCTGATACCTACTTTTCTGTAGGTTCCGTTGGCAGCCGGCAGCGCCTGAACTTTGCCTGCAGCAGCCTGGAAAAGATCGACGCCGGCAGAAAATGCTCCAGCTGCAGTGACCTTAAGAGTGCCCTCTTTGGCGAGAGTATTCACTGCAACATTCGTATTGATAAGAGCATCGTAAGCCGTCACGCCGATCGGGTTATCGGTAGCGGTTGCAGTGCAGTGCTCGACTTTGGCGCCGTTCATTTTTACAAGACGCTTTCTACCCACTTCAGCGTGAGTTTCGAAAGTAACCGGTCCATTAATCATGGTTTTTCTCCTGTGTTACGGCAGGCTCAGTTCTTCTGAGCGGCCTGAGATTCGAGATAGCTCTGATACAGAGCGGGATGTTCTTTGGCGACGATTGAAACGGCCTGAGCTTTGGTTTTGCCAGCCGCAACATGTCTTTCGATTTCGCCAAGATAGGTTTTGCCGTCGTTGTTTTTGGGTTCAACGGTTTTAACGGGCTTTGTGGCTTCTGCGGCCATTCCCTGCAGACCGGTAGAACGATTGTTCTTTTCGGCCATATAGAAGCCCTTGTAGGCGTCACCGACGCTCATACCTGATTCAACGGCTTTCAGAGTTTCTGCCTGATTTCCTTCGGCCTTCAGGATTTCGGTTACGCGGGTACGTTCTTCACCCACGGCTGCCTGAATTTTTACGCCGAGATCTTTCGATGCTTCGGCCTTGCCGATTTCGAGCACCTGAGCGTAAAGATCGGGATGATCTTTCTGCAATGCGTTAATGTCCATTCTTGTTTTGCTCCTTTCAAGCACGAGGTCAATAGCGGTTTGTAATGTTCCAATGCGATCTACAAGCCCGTTTGCAAGGGCTTCTTTACCGATAAATTCTTTGCCGTTACAAAAAGCCAGAGCCTGCTCCTGGCTGATTCCGCGGTTGCGGGAAACGGCTTCAACGAAAATTGAGAAAATTTGATCGACCATGCCCTGCAGGTATTCTCTTCCTTCGTCTGTCAGAGGCTTTTCACTGCTGGCCAGACGCTTAAAACGACCGGCATAAATTTCGGTTCTTACAACGCCCATGGCTTTGTCGCGGGCGCTGAGGTCGTAATGCGTCAGAGCAACACCGATACTGCCGACAATCGCGGTTTCATTGGTAACAATGGCGTGAGCCGCAGAGCCGAACCAGTAGCCGGCAGATGCCATCAGGCCGTTGGCGTAGGCCACAATGGGCTTTTTGGTTCTGGATTCATAAATGAAATCGGACAGCTCTTTTGTGCCATCGACTGCGCCGCCCGGCGATTCAACGTCGAGAACAATGCCACGAATTTTCCGGTCATCAACGGCCATGGCGATGTTGCGCTTCAGCATTTCAGTGCTGACCCCGCCGGAAATTTTCATAAACATGTTGAAGCGCTTCGAAACGGTTCCGACAGCAGAAATAACTGCTACGCCGTTGACAACTCGATAGGGCGAATCATCTTCTTCCGCATCATTTACGGCCGTCAACACTTTGATATCTTCGGCCGCTGAATAATTCGGATTCTGCAGCCGGTTTTCCAGAAAGGCGTTGATTTCGGCCAATTTGCCGGGATGCAGTGCCCAGGCTTTGTCTTGAATCATGTCAATCAGCGTTGGCATTTTGTTTCTCGCTTTCATTGTTTTCTGGCTGGTCTTGGTCCTGTGTCGCTGTTTTCGAATCGGCTGATACTGCTGCTGGCAAATACTGCTTTTTACGCCGATATTTCATGTAATTGTCCTGATCATCGAGGATTTCATAAGCATTGACGCCCTGGGCAGCGCATTCGATTTCTTGTGAAGAAAGGTTGTAATCAATCGCCATTTTTGATGCGGTGATTTCTTTAACCGGATCAACCCAGCCCCAACCAGAACCCAGCCAGGCACAGCGGCAATATTCGTCAAAAAATTCGAAGAATTTTGGAACTCTGAAATAGCCGCGATAGTAAGCCTCTTCAAGAACAAGCTCATAAAACGGCCTGCAAAAAGAATCTCCGAACCAGCTGCGCCAGAATGTGAAAACCCTGCGGCCTTCTAGCAGCGCGGCTCTTGCGCTTGAATAATTGGTCTTTGAAAAATCCTTCAAAACCAGCTCATACGGAAGGCCGATCGAAGCGCCGATCAGTCTCAGGATGTTTTCGGAAAAAACGCCGAAAACATCCTGTCCGCGATTCGGGTCAACGATCTTTACATCGTCGCCGTATTCGGCATAATGAACCATTCCCGGGCTCAGACTGGTAATCTGTTCATCGCGGGCGCCAAGCTTGACGCCGGTTTCTCTGGCTGCGTGAGCCGCCGAAACCGGGTCAGCCTTGGTGAAAATTACAGACAAACATGCAGCAATGCGGGCCTTGATGATTTCTGCTTCGCGGTAATCACCAAGATCTTTAAACAAATCCATGACCGGCGCAAAAAGCGGAATCCCGCGGCTTTGCCCGGGCCGGCGCGGCATAAAAGCATGAATTACTTTCTTACGGCCCCGACTGTCTCTTGCATCGATTTCTTCAAGATCCGGAACGCTTTTGGCCGGGTCTTTATTGATCAGGTATTTAAGCGGTTCGCCCATCGGGCCATAAATGATACCGCGGGCTCTATTTTCATCAGCTGCCATCGGATCACCAAGCATTTCTCGCTCAAGCAGCTGAATTGCGCGGGCAAATTTCTTGTATGGTTTTTCAGACCAGACCGGCAGCGCAATGCTTTCACCATCGCGGCAAACCTGCGTTAACGCCATAAACTGCAGGTGATCAAAAGTTGAAATCTCTCTTGCATCGGCAGTCTTGCAGAAAGCTTCGAAAGCAGCTTCGGCCATGGTTCGATATTCATCGGCCTGCTCTTCGCTGCAGCCAAGAACCTCGGATCTGATTTTCGATTGCGGACGAAGGCCTTTGCCAACCACGTTAATGCCCATGGTGTCGATCAGACCGGCACCGATTGGGTCATTGCGCTCTATATCGCGGAACCTTGCAACCAGCGTGTTTTGTTCCCACTTCGGCGCATCGGGTTTTGTTGTCCTGGTTGTCCAGTCGGCTCTGAGACGATTTCTAGCCGCGCCCCGGTAATATTCACTCGAAGCATTAAAAGCATTGCGGGTCTGCTGGCGTTGCAGTGCCCAGCCTGGGGCAATCGGAGCAATCATGCTGTCGATAACACCACCGATGCCGCCGTTTTCAACAACGGTTTTTTTCAGGCTTTTAAGCATTTCGCGCGGGCTTTTCATTCAGGCCTCCCGAAAGTTGCAAGCAAAGTCGTATTGCCTGATCCAGATAACGCGGCAATCTGCCTGTCGAGCGACTTTCTTTCGGCCCGGATTTCAGAAATATCCTCCTTGGTGAATTCCTGACCGCCTGGTAGTTTGTATGACTTCATCAGCAAAACCGCTTTCTCTGCTTCGAGATAAGCGTTCCGCAGTTCGATCAGTTCTGTCAGCGTCATTTCGCCAGACATTTAAAACTCCTGATAATGCAAAAAGGCTGCGCGACACCAGCGAGGCGTCACGCAGCCTTTTTTGTTAAAACGGACAAACTATTTGTTCGCCCTCTTCAATTTCAAGCATACAGACAAAATTTCAAAAAACAATGAAATATGCCTTTTAGCTATGATTTATGCCCATTAGACATTTTTCCGGGTTTCGGCGGTAAAATTTCGATTGAGAAAAACTCTGTAGAACATTTCTGACACAGGTGTCTGCGCTTTCTCGTTCCGGAAATCTCTGAGTAAACCTTGACCACCTTGCAGGGAAAATGCTGACACGCCCACACCGGGCACTTTGTGCCGTTGTCTGGGTCGAAATTCACCACTTTTTTACGGGCTTTATTGATACTCTTAACAAGCTCAACAAGGTTACAGCCGACTTTCGAAAAAAACTTTTCCAGATATTCAGCGTTCATGGTGCTTATCTCCCGTTTATAAAATCATAACCATCATCGTCATTGCGTTTTCTCGGTCGTTGCTCAATGATATGATCATTAATACCGGTGTCTGGCTTCTGCCAATGATGTATTCTCATCATGTCAGCAATGCAAAGCGCGTAAACAAACGTGTCCCAAAGGTCGTTGCGCTTGCCGCTGCGCTGAACCCAGTTGCCATGCTCATCTCGATATTCAGCGGTCAAGTGCGTAATCAAATCATCATCTTTTTCATGCTCTGCCGTTATGCTGTAAGCGCCCGGGGAATGCGGCTCCATGGCAAGCTTGCCGCTGGCAAAATTTTTATAATAGGTCGTATTAACCTTGAGCAGCGTCAGACCCATCGGAATAATGCGGCCATCCGGAAACTTATCGAGTTTAGTAAGATCCCAGGTGCGGCCCATTTGCTGCACGCCTTTTATCGGCTTAAAATTTGGGTGCAACCGGCACCACTCATAAACCTCTGCGGTTCTATGACCACCGGAATCTATGCCGCCAGCTACAACTTTGAATTCTTTGCCGCCCTGGGTCTTGTAGACGGTGTCAAACATTATGCGGTCGATATCTGCCCAGTCTGCAACGGGCCCGGAAAAGACTTCCCAGCATGATAAATATGGGCCGAAAGCGATTATCTGCACCCAGAAATAGACATCCTGGGTATCTACAAGTCCAAGCAGGGCAAGGCAATCGTCGGGCACTTCGCCCTGTTTGCGGTTGTCGCGCATTTTAAGAAGGTCTTCGGCTTTTCTGCTCGACAGCTCCTTCGGATCCCACGGTTCTGCCAGGCTTGAATTGATGAAGTTGTGCAGCGGGCCCAGATCGCCGAGTTTTTTGCGCTTTACAGCTTTTACAAATTTGCGGGCCAGGTCGCCCCAGCGGGTAATTGCGGAGTAAAACTCCGGCAAACGGTATGATTCATGCTCACCGTCGGCATCAAGATTTTGTGCAATCCAGCGGCCAGCGGCCATCATTGCGGGCTTGTGCTTTTCTTCAACCTTGCCTTTGCAGTGAGGGCATTCAAAATAAGCCGTTTCCCGCGGATTGTTTTTATCGAACTTGAAATACTCCATTTTCAGCGTGAACTCACAGCCGCAGTGTGGGCATGGCACAAAATACAGTTTCTGAGTGCCTTCGAGAAACGCCTGATTAATCGGTCCCGAAGGAATAGACGGGGTTGATGTATCGATGATCAGGTGATTTATGTAAGATTTTGTTCTTTCGATTGCCAGTGAAATCAGGTCGGCTTCGGCTTTTTCTTCTTTGTAAACCGGGTATTTTTCGGTTTCATCGAGAAACAAAAATTTTATACTTTCGGCGGCAAGCTGGTTCGGATTTGCGCCACGCCAGAAAACAACCATGTGCCGCAGTTTATACATCGTCTTTTGAAAGTCATCTTTATCGGTTGTCTTTGTCCTGGCCAACACCGGGTTTTCATCGATAGTAATCATGGCCCGGTTTTCTGAAAGAGATTTTGCGGTGGTCAGCGAGGGTCTGACTATCAAAGCATTGCCGGGGTCGTTTGGTATTCGATAATACAAAACGATCAGGCCGGTTGTTGTTTTTGCAGACTGGGCCGACCATTCGAGCGTGATCCGCCTGACCTTGCGGTCCGCTGATTTTTCGAGCGGCTCTCTGACGTAAGGCGTTGCCGCCGTTGAATATCGACCGGGGAATGATGATACCCGGGTCGAGAATTCAAGGTTCTCTTCGGCCCAGCGCCACGGATTAAGTTTTGGCTTGATAGACCAGCCTTTTTGCCAGGTATCAGCTAAAGTTTGAGAGTTTGCCGATTGCATCTCTTATTTCCTGATCAAGTTTTTTTTCGATTTCTACCCATGTCAAAGACTCGAGTACCGGTGCCAGCTTTGCCGGCAAATTCAGAAGAATGCCTTTTGTCCGTTCAATCATTGTTTCGAGATATTGCTGAACCTCTTTCATTTCCACTACTTCCCGGCGGCGCTCAAGAACTTCGCTGAAGTCCTTTTCGCACTTGCGAAGAATGTCGAGGGTTTTCTGCCAGGCATCGAGATACGATGCGTTAACAAATCCTTTTTCTTTGACGTGCTTTTGATGCAGCTTATAGGCATCAAGCTCGGCATTTCTGGCACGATCAAGCGCCGGTATCAATCCAGTGTCCCAGACAGTCGATTGTTTTTCTGATTTCGATTTACCGGCCGGCTGGCTTTCATCTGCATCTGGCGTTTTATTGCTTTCAGCTTTTGACTTACCCTGGAATTTTTTCAGCGCCCGCTCGGCATATTCTCTGACCTTCGTTCGGTCGGTTCGTTTTTTTGGCCTGGCCACAATCCACTGACAAAGGTCTTCGATTTTATAGCCCTTGTATCTCATGGGCGATGGTGCGCCCTGTTCGCGCATACGCTTCAGATGTTTATCAGTGATCTTGAGGTTTTTTAAAACTTCGTCTTTGGTCCAGAATTCAATTGCCACACAGGCCCCCTTACTTCCGCAATTTGACTCGCTCAGAAAACCCGGGGTGCGCCTGACCCTCAGTAGAGGCACCCCCCCGGAAGGACCCGTGCGCACTTTTTGCACATCGCAAAACCCGCATCAGCGGCCGGCCTTCGGCATGGGCGTAAAATTCACTTTTAATCATTATCTTCAGCCTCGACTTTCGTGAAAAGCTTTGCCATTGCCGCCCGCGCCTGATCTTTCGAGCCTGGAATGACGTGAGAGTAGGTATCGCCTGTAACCTTGGTGCTTGAATGACCAAGTAGTTCAGAGACGCGGGGAAGATCAACACCATGAAGCAGAAGCCAGCTGGCGTAAGTGTGTCGCAAGTCGTGAGGCCGCATGCCTTCGACGCCCATGCGCTTAACTATCAATTTGAAATCACGGACCATGCCGCGCGGGCTTTTCGATCGGCCTTTGAATATAAAGCCACATCGCGCCGATGTCGGAATGCTCTTCAGATCTGCAATAATTTCGTCAGGCAGCGGCACAACACGGTTAGACCGTTCGGTCTTCAGCTGACTGATCTGGATCGTGTTGCCGGCTATCGTGTGCCGTTCCGTAACTTGCCTGAACACCCTGATCGTCTTCTGTTTCGTGTCTATTGCATCCCATCCAGCGGCCAGGGCTTCACCGATGCGCAGGCCGGCGCCAAGCATTAGCAGGTAATTAAACCGGTATCGTGACTGAGTAATCAATTCCCTGAATGTCTTGGCTTCAGACTCAGAAAAGATTCTGTGTTGCTTCCGTCTGGTGGCTGGTTTCTTAACGCCTCGCAGGACATTACGGAAAATGATCTCATCGTTAATGGCCTGATTGATTGCAGCATTGATAACTGAGTTGATGGTTGTTATTGTCTTTGCCGAAAGTTTATGGCTGAGGTTGGCATACAAAGTGGAAAACATAACCGGCTTAAGATCAATAAGGCGCTTATTGCCGAGATAAGGCAATACATGATTATTGATAAGCTGCTTGTATAGAGAGATTGTGGCGACAGTTTTGCCTTTTGCATATTTGGTCAGCCAGGTGCTCAACCATTTGCTGAGCGTCTGAGTCGCATCAGCACAGATAAAATTCTTTTCTTTGTAATCAGCAAGAGCTTTGTTTGCCGAAAACAAAGACTTACCACCCGATAGCCACTTTCTACATCTATTTCCGTCTGCGTCTATTGTGCGCAACTGGATATAATATCGGCCTTTCCGAGGATAGATATAGCCTTCACCCTTTGCCCGTCGCTTTTTGCTTGCCATGTGTGCACGCCTTTTTGCTACTAAAAATAAATGACGGAGTACCGACGGTTCGGCCTCCCGGTTCTGGTTGTTTTTATCGACAGTTGTTGTTTAGTTGATATTATCAACGCCGGTTTACGGTGAGATTGGCTGACCATGCCCGTGAACCGGATAGTTTTGAATGATGAAAAATCAGTAAAGGGGCGCATTGTTTGCATCTTTCCGCTCATAAAGCTGCTTTAAAAAGGCCTTAACTTGTCTGATGCTTGCGTTTATGCTGTCTGGATAAATCGGATTTTCTTCAAAATCTCGAACAGTGCCGGTCAATGTAATGACTTCTTCTTCAAGTTTTGCAGATCTGTCCTGTTCTTTTTCGAGTTCTTTTCTCAAAACTGATTCAATGCTCATTTGTTCTCCTTATGCTGCAAACAGCAGTTTCTGTTCGGCTTTAACGGCTTTCAGGCAATGCGGGCTGAACCAGATGCGTTCTCGATGGCGGTTTTGATTTCCGGCCCTATTCCCGTGACCGCCAGAAGCAGACCAGGCGATGCAATCCCAGTCAGGCAAATCATGTTCGCCTTCATAGCCGCAAAGGGCGATTCGCAATTTCGGGTTGCTCTGGTTGTTCCGACACCATTCGGCGACATCAAGGGCCACGGTTCTTGAATCGTGAATATAGCAATCTGCCCTGGTTTCGACGGCATAAGGCGGATCTAGAAAAATTGCAGTCAGTCCGTGAAAGTCTGTTGATGCCGGAGTGCAGACCCGTGACCAATCGCCGCAACACACCCGGGTAAATCTGAGTCTGTCGCTGAGCTCCTGAAAAATCTTTTGAAGATGATCGCGCATACCGACGGAATTGATGCCGTTGCCGCGGCCCAGATGCGGCCGAGATGTTATTCCTCTGCCGTGGTTGTTGCTGCCTGGCTGTTCTCTTTTCTTCGCCGGGTCGGCCCAGTCGTCACCGATCCACGCGCATTGCCCCCAAACCCACCAACCGGCAATTTCAGCATCGAAATAATCAGGGTCCTGACGAAGCTGTTTAACAAGGCCTTCGGACCGAGAAACAAGCCAGCTGAATCTTGCATGCAGATCAATTTCATTAACTGGCCAGTCGCAAACAGATGCGACTATTTCCGGTTTACTGCGTACCGCTCGCCAGAAATTGCTGATCCAGCCGTTAATATCGTTCACGGTCTCGATCGTTCCATAATTTGGCCGGCCGAGCAAAACTGCCAGACTGCCGGCAAACGGTTCGACGTAGTTATTGACCATGCCGAATCGTTGCCAGACTAAATCTGCAACTTTGCGCTTGCCGCCAAAATATGGAAACGGGGCTATCATTCAGACTTTTGCCTCACTTCGCCAATCTGAAATAATGTCTGTCGCGGCTCCACCAGCTGCTTCGTAGCCTCTGATGTAGCTGCCGACATCGACAAGATTCATCACGCCGCCGCAGTTTTGACATGTTAATTTTTGTCCAAGTTTCAAAGGACCAACTGCTCCGAAGTAATGGCGTTTACAAGTGCGGATTTTCTTTTGATTTTCCTGGACTTCTTTCCAAATCGCTTTTACGTCCATTATTCCCCGCCCTTTTCTGCTTTAATTGCAGCATCTATCGTATAGTCGTAATACACTTTGCCGTAGTAAATCGACTTCCCTCTTGCACTTCCGCCGGCGACAACCAGAAGCGTTCCGACTTTGAGGTTGTGGGTCTTAAGAAGCTCGTTTGCCGCATCAACAGCTTTTGTGATCGGATCATTTTTTAAAATCTCTTTTACTTTATCCATGATTTTTCCTTTCGCGGCTTTTTGAGCCTCGATACACCGCAAGCATCTTTTGCAGGTTATTTCGTCATTGTTTTTTGTAACGGGGCAGGCGCTGCCCGCAAAGCGCAAGCCTAAAGCGTTCATTATCGCTTCCGGGCAAGGGTTGGGCATATTTTTTAAACCAGCTCATCTGTTTTTCCTTTCTCCGGAAATTTCCGGTATTCCTTGCCTTCGAGCATGTGTCCGGCGGCTTTTTTGCCAACGCGAACCATCAAGCCGTCTGCGCGAAAAAAATGAGGGTGCTCTTGTTTATCCATGCAATTGATCGAGCCACCCGACAAAACCTCGCCCATTGGATGCCATTCGCCCCACTGCTTGAAAAAGAACGGCACACCAGCGGCTTTGCACTGATCGCGCAGCGACCTTACCCAGTCCGGGTGCATCGGCCTGGCTCCCGGGCCGGTTTCGCCGCCGCAGATTACCCAGTCGAGAGCGGGCAGAGCTGTTGCTTCGTTTGGTCTAACCCCGAGCCCATTTATATGCAGTGCTCCATGCTTGTTTGATTCGGCTCGATAGAATCCGGGCGATACATGACTCTGGCCATTTCCTTCGATCAGTGCCAACGGAAAATCGGCGCGAATGTGCCTGTTCAGTTTTATCCACCTGCTTTTCCATCTTGGGAAACAGCATTTGCAGCTTGCAATATCAAATCCGAGGTCAATCGGCCCCAACATCGGCTCGATCGAAACAAAGCGCACAGCCGCAGGAATCTGAAGCAAAATTGGAATGCGCTCATCTGCGCGGGCCTGATTTTCTGCTGTGACGCCAAACCAGATGTTTTTGGGAAATTCTTCTCCGGACGGCGGCATGCCGTGAAAGTCATCAGGAACCAGACCCCAGTTGTGAAACAGTTGCAGTGCGCGGGCGGGCCTTTTTGTCAAAATGATAAAAGTGTGTTGAGGGGCCTTTACCGCTACCTCAATCACCCGCAAAATGAAGTCTGCGGGCACGTCATCGTGAAACAGATCTGACATCGAGCAGACAAAAATGCGTTTCGGCTTTTTGATTTTCAGCGGCTCCTGCAGTGCCTCTGGGTGGCACTTCACAGCGAAGCCCTGAGCGTATTTTTTCGGGGCCATCAGCTGCAGGCGCTTTGACATGCGCTCGGCGTAGCAGTTCTGGCAGCCTTCAGATATCTTTGTGCAGCCAGTGACGGGATTCCAGACCATATCAGCCCAGTCAATTTTCGTTTTGCTCATAATCCACCTCTCTTGTTTGTATTCTTCATTTCAAGCTGCTTTCTCATTTGATGCTTGCTTAAGCCCTCAGCCAGCAAACCAACTTTAAAGACCATTGTTTGTTCTTCTCCGGACAGTGAATCTATGTCTATGGCTTGTCCGTCTTTTGTAAAAATTCTATTTTTTTGTATAAATGCCTTTTGAAACAGTTTTAAATCAGCTTCATAAGCGCGTTTATAGAAGTCAAAAACTGCTTCTATTTCGACTTTTTCAGCAGGAGTGCATTCGGCTTGTATACAAGATGGCCTGTGCTTATATTTGTATATTGCTGCGCCAGAGCCAAGAACCATAAACGCGATCTGAACAAGCAAAAACCGATGATCTACCATGCAACGGAACATTTCTCTTTCGCGCTTAATTGATTCTAAGGCTTCAAGAGAAATGTTATTTTCTGACATAATTCTGGAAAGCAGCCTTTCGGCATTTGTTTTTTCGCCATCAACGCCTCTCGACGCGAGTGCGTGCAGTTTTTTTGCCAAATCAATAAGTTTTTTATTCACCTTTCTCTCCTTTCATTCGCTTAATTCTCCGCTGCCTCCGCAGCTCCCGCGCGAGTATCGCCCTGCAATCTCGCAGCATCACGTTTGCGCTGTAGGGCAGCAGCGGGTGTGATTTAGGTATGCGGGGCAGCTTCATAAATTCGACCTCGTAGGCCATTGTCCAGCCTGAATAGCCGCCTGCATGTCTGCCATCGTCGAAAAAAGATATAAATTTTCCAATCTGTTGTTGAGTAGGTTTCTATCCACGTGGACTATTGGTTCATCTGGCGATAATTTCCGGCCAAGGTGCTTTTCCACGATAAACCTATGGTAAAGCTGATAGCTTTTACCGTCGCCAGCCGAGATATATCCCCTGCCATTTTTCCCTACATAAATTCCGTCTTTAAAAGAAAAGAAACTAGCTACACAAGCGTTGCTACAAAATGCAAGATCGCTTTTTCTCCTAGACTTTCGCCGGCGAACTTTAATTCCGCATGAAGCACACCGAAAAGTTTCCCAATGCAATAACTCGTGAAGCTTTGCCTTGCATTCAGAGCCACAGCATTCTTCTCTTTTTTCTGGATTGTGCTTCTGTTTTTTAGCTTCAAAAAAAGTCGAACAAATTACACAGCAAACTGTCTTTTTTCGCTGAAAACAAGGTCTGCTGCAAAATTTTGGCAGTTTTCCATGATCAAGATACTTTCTGTGAAAAACTTTTCCGCAGGTCTCGCATTTCGCAGCTATCAATTGTCATCCACCTCCTCTGCATCTATTGCACAATTCACATTCCTGCGGATATTTCACAGCCGGCCCCCGTTGATCGTGAAATATTGCAGCAAACTGATCATTTCACCGGAAATATTCACCTGCACCTGATCAAGCTGCCGTTTCATTTCCTCGGTCAGCTCGATCTTGGCAGCGGCCAGCTCGCTCTGCATTTCAAGCCTGGTTTCGTCGCCCTCTTTATCGACTGCAGAACTGATCGGGTTGCTGCAGCCGGTCAGGGTCATTAAAATCGCAATAATCAAAAGTTTTTTCATTGTTTGCTCCTTTTCAATTTGTAAAAGCCGCTTCAGCAAGAGCTTTCGCAAGGGCCGGCGGCACCGCGTTGCCGATCTGTTTAACCTGATCAGCGCGATTGCCTGCAAAACTGTAATCAACGGGAAATGACTGGGCCGCGGCCAGTTCGTGCGGGCGTAGCATGCGAAATTTGATGTCGAGCTTATGCGGCACGCCTTCGATGACGGCAAACCGGTCTTTGCATGTAATCGTGTCGAGTGGCTGATTTATGCTTTCCGGTTCCATGCTGTTACCGTAATATTTCATTAAAAATGGCTCTACCAGGCAATGTTCGGCTTTTGTGACGACCGTGGAAAGCGGCTCATTGATCGACCTGCTGCGGTCTGCTGCGCTGGTTTGGCCGATGGCCGTTATAAATGGCTCAATAAGGGCATGACCACAGCGGGTTGTTACTGTCGGTAAAGGCTTATTGATCGGCACACAGTCCATGCCGTTCATTTGATGCAATATCAGGGGTTCGACAAGGCCGTAGTGATTGCCAGAGCATGTAACTGTCGGCAATGGTCTGTCGACGGAAACTGCTGTACCAGTGCCGCGCAAAACAACAAGAAACGGCTCTGCCCATTTTCCCCAAAAACGTCTGATTCCAGTTTCTATGCGCCGGATCGTGTTTTCTGCGAGCGGCTTAGAGCGGTCGAAAATCGATTTTCCCTGAATTGACCAGTCGATAACATCGCGGGCCGGAATCCAGAGTTTTGAGCCGAAAAGACCCGGGGTTTCAGAATGCGTCTGTTCTGGCCAGATGATTTTTCCGCGACCACGAACGGCCTGAACAAAGAGTCGCCGCCTGGTTGTTGGCGCTCCGAAATCTGCTGCGCACAAAATACGCCAATCGACACGGTAACCAAGAGATTCAAGAGCCTTAACCCACGCCAGAAAAGTCTCGCCTTTTTTGCTTTGAAGCGGTTTCCCGTCAGTTCCGAGCGGGCCCCAGTCGAGAAATTCTTTTACGTTTTCGATGATGATTCTGTCGATATAAAGATCAGAAGCCCATTTCAGCACAAGCCATGCTGAAGCTCTGCTTTGATCAGATTTCGGCGTTCCGCCCCGCGCATTGCTGAAATGAGTGCACTCCGGCGATGCCCAGAGCAAGTTGACGCGACCGTCAGTTATATGAGTTCTTGGGTCTACGTTCTGGATTGATTCGCAAAGATGCTTAACTTCCGGGTGATTCTTGCTGTGCGTTTCAATTGCTACCGTCCAATGATTTACAGCAAGCATTTCGAAATCAAAGCCGGCGTCTCTGCAGGCCTGCAAAATTCCAGTTGTTTCGCCGCCAGCTCCGCAGAACAGGTCAACAATTTTGATTTTTTTCATATCCGGTCTCCGATCTGGATCACGAAGTATTCTTTGCCGGGCTCTGCCCCCCAGGCGGGGCGACCGGTTCGAATTACCAGGCCGCGGCATTTAAAACGCATCTGAGGGCGGTCTTTCTTGTAGCCGTGCGAAAAGCAGATGATGACGTTTTTCGGCGAGTGACAGATGCCAGCGATTTTGATTTGGCAATAGCCCAAGAAACATTCAAAAAACTTCTGCCAGTAGGGCTTTATTTCCCGGTATTCTTCCTGTTTTTCGCCGGAAGCAATCATGTCAAACCAGCGTTTTTTAAGATTTAAGTGCAGTATTGGTGGCTGTTTCATTAAACTTTTCCTTTTCTTCAGCCATTTGCTGTAAAGTTCGACCGATTTTTAAATTGATTGCTCCCTGCAAGTCCTTCCGAAAGCCTTTGTTTTCAACGATTTCTTCCAGCTGACAAAGCATGATTTTGCAATCTGCAATTTCTTCGATAATCGCAGCGTTCTGTTTTTCATTATTGGTGATCAAAACGCCTTTGTTTGCCACTTTTGCAAGTGCTTTAATAAGCCCTGCCAGCTCTTCAATTGCTTTGATCATCTGGTTCTGTTCGCCATAATGGCGCAAAATTGCTATACAAGCATTTCTATAAAGATGCATTACGCGGCCTCCTCATCGGGTTGGTTATTTACGAAGCTGAACAGGTCCCCACTCACAAATTGGCCAGGGGGCGGGCACTGTTTCGAGCTTTGACAAGGCTGAAATTGTGCAGGTGACTTCGAGCTTTCCGGCCTTGAATCTGTGCTTGTGCCACCTGCACGAAAGGCAGGAGATTCGTTGTCTTCTCCCCATAATTTTTGCTGCTCCTGATAAGCTTTTACGCATGCTTCGTTGCCACATACTCGGCAATCTTCGGGGGTTCTCAGGGGTAAAGGGCATTCGTTCAAGGCCGTTCTAATCGCCAGATTTTGAATTTTGAATACCTTTGCCTCTTCATCCCATTGTTTCTGCAGTTCGGCTCGATGCCTGGCTGCATGATCTTTTTTAGACACCCTGGGTTGCCTCCAAGGTCTGTTTGGTTTTTATCGCCAGATCGCGCCAGTAATCGCGATCACGTTCGGCATCATTCAAGCGCTTGCCCAGGCTGATAATCATTTTGCAGTCATCAGTCTTCAAGCCGGTTGCCATGGCCAGTATGTCTACTTCACTCAGATGCTTTTCTTTTCCGTCTACAAAGATTTTCAAGATGGTTCCTCCTGAGTTGAGATGCGATAAAAGCGCTGGTGATCGGCGTTAAAAATCGCCATTCTGGCGCCGACGCCAACGTCGCGGCCTTTTGCCTGAATAATGAAAACCTTTTTGTGTCGGTCTTCGGTCTTCTGGCCGCTGTCGTGCAGGAAAATAACCACGTCGGCATCCTGCTCGATCGAGCCGGATTCACGCAGATCACTCAGGCGGGGGGGCCGCTTTTCGCTTTCACATGCGCGACTGAGCTGAGAAAGCAGTATTACTGGCACATGCAGCTCTTTGGCCATGTTTTTGCAACCGCGGCTGACTGTTCCGACTGCCTGGTCTCGGGTATCGCCTTCGCAGTTCACCAGCTGCAAATAGTCGATGATGATCAGTTTGCAGCCCTCTTCGACCTGGCGTCGGGCGATGCGCCTCATGCTTTGAATTGTCTGGTCAGCCTGGTCGAAAACCCTGATGCGGCCGGATGTCTGAATTAAAGAATCAGCAGCTTCAAGCAAATTTTTCCTTATTTCGGAAGGCACCTCTGAAGGCTTTCTTGCGGCGAGCTTTGTATTCTGCAGGGCCGTTGCAGCCAGAAGTCTCGCAGCGAGCTTTGCTTTGCTCATTTCCAGAGAAAACAGTGTTACCATTTCGCCGCAATCGGTAGCGATCTGAAGCGCCTGAGCCGTTTTGCCATTACTGGGCCGAGCTGCAATCACAATCAGATCACCCGGCATAAACCCGCCGCCGTTAAGCTCATCGAGAATTTCAGACCGCGTTGCAAACAGGTCAAAATTGTCTTCGCACAAGTCGATTTTACGAATCAGCGTGGCTGAAGCTTCGGTCAGGTCTCCTAGATCGCCGCTATCGAGATACTTCGACGCAAGAAAGGCTTCGCGTTCAGCGATTTCCCGCGAAAGTTCGACCAGATCTTCATTTTTAGAACGCTGCTGAACTTCACGACGCAAAGATTCAATCTGGTCTTTGTAAACCTGCTGCTTGAGCCGATCGAGATAATGCTGCAGGTTTTTCGAAGTTGGCACCGCGTTCAAAACGTCTGAAAGCTGGCTGATATCTACCTTCAGGCCGTGATTCGTCGCCCAGGTGCGAACCAGAACCATGTCGATCGGCCGGGCCTCGATCGCGGCGCAGATAATTGCTTTTGCCGGTGGATGCAGGAAATCTTCGGGGGCCAAATCCACCGCCGTGATGTTTTCGCCGCTGGCGATAAGAACGCAACCGGCAACACAGATTTCAAGTTCAAGTCTCGTTAAATTATTCATGATAAGCTGCCATATTGCCCTTCGAGTTCGGTCACAAGGGCGTCTTCTCCTTTTTTGGATGTTTCAGACTTGCGCTTAACCGCAATCAGGGAACGAATAACCCAGTCAGCCTTGAACGAATTAATATTCGGATTCTCGGCAAGCAGCGTTTTAAGATGCTCTGCGGTGCAACCCTGCTCGATTGCATAAGAAACGTGCATTTTTTCCTGCTCAGTAAGCATCATTGCGCCGATTGCGCTTCTGAATTCTTCCAGTTGCGCGACCGTGGCAGTGATTTTGCCGCTGATTACAGTTGGGGTCGGGTCTTCGATCTGGCCCGGTGGGGGTAAAAATGCCGAGGCTTCAAAAACGCCCTTTTTTTTCGATTCCTGGGTTTCAGAATTTTGCGGATTATTATTATTTAATTTATTATTATTTACTTTACTTTTTGCGGAATTACGCCGCCTTGCGGGTATATCTTCGGGTTTCTCTGTTGTTTCCGGTAATTCCCCGTAATTCTCCGCATAATCCGAAAGCCCCGAAGCAAGATATTCTGACCTGATTATGTCTTCAGGCTTGTAGCTTCTCTTGCTTGTCGCTGTTTTCGCAGCAATGAATCTGGCCTGCATCGACGCACTGGTGAGAATTTTGTGACGGTCATACAGATCTTTGTTGAACAGTCCGATTTCAAGACAGACGGTTTTAACTTCGTTGACAAGGCCTGCAGAGAATCCCGCGCCCAGCAAATCGGCGATATCCTGTGAGTATTCGGCATCCCACTCGATGAAGTAACCGTTTTCACGGTATGCTTCGCAAAGCAGGCAGATAAATACCAGGGCGCCTTTGCCGCCAAAGCCACCTTTGCCGCCGATCCCGTTCAACAACCGCCGAATTTTGCGACAGTTGAAAAAGTCGGTGTCAAAAGAAAAGTAAGCGAGAGAGTTCTTTAGAGGTCTGGCCATAAGTTATCTCAGTTCTGATTTGTTGATTTCGGACAGCTGACAAAATGTGAAACATTCACAAAAACACAGTGCGTATGCCCGTCACGGCCCTTGACCGCAGCAAAGGTTTTTGCCAGGTCGAAAGGGTGCGGCTTGCCGTTTTTCGTTCGCTTCCAGATTATTGTTGCTCCGCAATGCGAGCAGGTTTGGGGTTTGCTTTCTGACATGGGTTACCTCGGGGGCCGGCTTGCGCCGACCCCCGCTTTTTCAGTAGTTGCGAATGATGAGCAGATTTTCCAGGCTCTTGACCTGTTCGCAGAAGGCGCTGTATTCGTCTTCACGTATTTGGTCGAGAACCAGATCCATGCCGGGCAGGGTCATTACAAAGAAAATCTTGCCGTTATCGTCATCAAGAACTGGGGTCAGGTGCAGCGAGAATTCATACGAAATAGAAGAGCCGCGGACTACCTGGCCCTTGAACGGGATTTCGGACGGGCAAACCGCCTTTTGAGTCGCATTGCTTGAATCAACGCGCTGTTCCCACGAAAACGCGCCACACTGTTCGCCGTCAGAAAAAATCGGATCACTTACAAAGGCGACCTTTTTGTCGATCCGGAGTTTAGAAATGGTGTAACGAAGGCTTTCATAGCCGGGAATGTACTTTCTGACAGAATCAAGGGCAAAAACCAGATCTTTGTGGCTAATCGGCTTGCCGGTAGCCATCTGGACGATAACTTCCCAGAGATGCGTAAATCTCCGGCGGAAAAACCATTTGTCCTGTTTGAAGCGGTTCAGATCATCGATGAAGAATTCCGCGCCGTTTTCGCAGAAAATGACAGTTCTTCTCAGGCCGGCGGCGTGTTTATCATCAGAACGTCGCTTGTCTTCTTCAATAACGACTTTTGCAAACGAATCGACGTTGCAAACGGTCCGAATAAAGGGCTTTTCGTTTTCGTCCTTCTGGGCCAGGTCGTATTTTTTCTGGGCATCGTTGTAAATGTAAGAATCAGACCCGATTGTTATCGTTTCCGGGCGCTTTTTCGTAGGATCGATCAGTTTTTCAATGATTTCTACGGGGTTCATGTCGAGCCAGCTCCTTATGCTGCAGTAGTGCGTTTGAGCGGTGCGGCCACTTCGCCGTCAGAGTCAAACATCTTGCCCTGGTTGCCGTCTTCGAGAGTGATATTGCCTTTGGCATCGCGATAGAACGCGCGACTGTTCTTGATTTCGAAGTCGGGCAGAGCGGTTTTGAGGGTTGCTTTCGTTTCGAATCTGCGGTCAGATTCGCGATCGAAGTCGAGTGTGACGGTCAGCTTCGACTTTTTGCCGGTAACCATCGTGCGATAGATGGCTTCCTGCATCGCGCTGTGAATCATGTCATCCAGCATGCCGACGCGGCCGTCGTGACAGACTTCCAAGAGGGGCATCATTTCAACAAATCCGATTTTTTTGTCATCCTTCATTGTTTGTTCTCCTTTCTGCTGCAGCCTGGGAGGGGTTGGCTTCGTTCAGCCGCGCGGTATATTTGAGTCTGAAAAGCATCTTCGCGTCACCATCGGGCCAGTAAACATCGAGATTGTTAGCATCTTGAGCGGCTTCGATATCGCTCAGCACAACGCTTTCAGCAACTTCTGCGTCTGCGCAGATCTGCTCGATCGTTCTGAATTTGTTGTTCAAAGTGCTCATAAATGCTCCTTTTCAGCGGCAGGGGCGGAAGGGTTCGAACCCACGATGTCTGCTCCAAAGGCAGATGCCTTACCACTTGGCTACACCCCTAAAAAAGCCCCGAGAGGGGCGAACTGAGAGTTCCGACATCCAAAACTATTGCAGACAGGGCTTGTCGATCTTGCTTTGCACCATGCCGACCGCGTAGGGCTCTATCAGTGCCAGGCGCTTAAACAATCGCGCCAGGCGATCAACGGGCGGGTTTTTGGCAATTTCATCGCTAAGCCGCGAAATCAAAGACAAAATCTGGGTTTCGCGGCGCGACACTGCAGCGTCAGAATTTTTCTGAATCAGCTGCCCGGCCAGAGAGCCAGCTTCCTGGGCCATCAGCTGTACTCTTCGCAGAGTGTTTTCATTTCTGATGATCTGGTTCAATTCTCTCTGTAACTGCAAAATATCTTTCGTTATGCCTATTTCCATGTGCCTCTCCTTATGTTTTTCGCTCGAAAGCGGGAGTTGTTTTAAAAGTGGGGGCTTTCGCCCCCGAAGCCACTCAAGGAGTGGGGTTTAGAGCTGGGTAAGTTTTGTTCGGATCGACTTTTGCGCGTTCGAGAATCAAGTCCAGGTCGCGCTTGTCGTAACGGATCAACGAACTTTTTTGCATCTGCGACTTTGGCAACTGGTTGTAAATGGTGTCGTAAAATTGCTGGATGCTGCACCGACAATAATCAGCCGCTTCCGCTAATCGAAGCCAGCGGTAGTTCGCAACGACATACCGGTCTACTTCAACCTTTTTCGGCATGCAAAGCTCCTTTAAAAGAGAAAGCCCCCGGGGTAACGGCGTGACTCGTCACCTGGAGGCTTCCCCACAAAACGGTTTAAAAATAAACCGCTGTGTGCTAAAGTTGAAAAGAATCCGGTCACGCGATCAGATTCTTGTTTGTTGGTAGTCCCGGCTATCTTGGCGGACTGACGGGGCTACCTCTTACTAGTTTTGCAGGTTTTGAAAAAACTGAGGATTTGGCCTCAACTTTTTCTCAACTCCTGACGATTTGAGTATAGATAAAATTTCTATGAAAGTCAATAACGTAGAAAAATTAACTATATTCGAGGTTTTATGAAGTTTAAAGATCGTTTGAACCGCGTTTTGAGCGGAAAAAAAAGTTTAGAGAAAATTTCACAGGCTGAAATAGCCCGTCGATTGGGCGTTCATCCAACAAATCTTTCTGCCTGGAAATTAGGAAAAGCAGAACCAAACATTGAAACAATACATAAGCTTGCCGAGGTTCTGTCTGTACCAGTATCGGAGCTGGTTGGCGAGGATACAAAAAACGAGTATGTCGACCTGTCGAAATGGAGAGTGCTTAAAGTAATAGGCAAAGTTCCCGCAGGAGTCGCACTTGAAGCCATAGAAGAATACGAAGGGGAAGTTCTCGTGCCGCCAGAAGAGGTTAAGCCAGGTAGTTTTGCTTTACGAGTTCAGGGTGACTCAATGCACCCAAGAGTTTTTGACGGGGACATAGTTATCGTGGCCCCGACGTTAGAGCCTCGCAACGGCCAGGTAGTGGTTACCCGGGTTAATTGCGATGGCGAAGTGACTTTAAAAGAATTTCAGCGGGATGGCGACACCATTCTGCTTGTTCCGGAAAACAAAGCATATCAAACAAAAGTTTTCCGCCCTGGTTCGGATCTGAAAATCGTAGGAGTAGTAACAAGCTTACAACGAACCAAAATTTAACCATGTGGGGTTTGTTAATAACCGGGGAAGTTTGATTGATGAAACCTGATCAGCCATTTTTATTTGAAAACTTTGTTGAAGAAGAACCTTTGTCAACTTGCGACTGTGGTTTGCAGGCATGGGCTTTTAAAAGTCCAAATCTATCCAGGGAAGAATCTTTAAAAGTTCTCGATGATTTGATATCGACGCCACCTTTAAGCCGAAAAACTAAAGAGGGGCTGTCTTTTATTTTAAAAAGGCAAAAACAACTGATCGGAGATTTTAATCAGGGTTTTGCTGCCCACTGGGCTTTTCAAATTCACGGAGTTTTTGCAATATCTTTAGATATTCGTGATAAACAGCTCAATTTGTCTGAAATTAAAAGCAAAGTGGAGTCATACAAAGATCAGGGCTGTGTTTTTTACTTTAAAAAAGGGCAAATGATCTACGATTCTATAAAAGCTTATACCTCGCCTTGGTCTGAAGCAATAAAGCACGTAAAACAGGCAATTAAAATCGAAAACAGCCAGCCCGTCTATTTGCTGGATTCAAATCTGGAATCAAAAAGATTTCCAGGTGAAGTTCAGGGTGTTTTGTTCGAAAATGTAAACAATAAGCTACAAATAAAAAAAAGATTTGAAATGACACAGGATGATTTTGTAAAAACCCTAATTGCGGGATTTGAGGAGAAGTGA